GATATATTATTTGAATTTGATTATGATGCATATCATGTAAGATTGATTGCTGATGTTGTTGGGTATAAATTTTCTGATGAATCTGTTCACGAGCATTTAGCTAAATTTTATAACTGTGATTATCAGGAAAGTAAAGCAAAGACGTTTAAGTATTTGTATGGTGGAGTACCGTATGACGTCGCACAGTTAAATCCATTTTTCAGTAAAGTAAAAGATTTATCAGATTATTTATGGGAACATTTTAGAAAGCATAAATATATTGAAACGCCGGTTTATAAACGTAAATTGCTATTAGCTAATCTTGATGATATGAATCGAAATAAATTATTAAATTATTGGATTCAGGCATCTGAAACTGAGCAAAATATTTTAACGATAATCGAGCTTCAGAGATATTTATATAAGAAGAATACTAAATTAGTCTTGTATGGCTATGATTCATTTCTGTTTGATGTATCAAAGGAAGGTGGTATTGATTTATTAAAAGAAATTAGAAGAATATTAGAGAGAAATAATTATTTAGTTAAAGCTAAAATGGGAATGAATTTTGGAAAAATGGTTAAGTTTAACAGGGAAAAGTTATTATGAAATTTGATATAGAAAAAATAGTAGAAGAGTGGTCATATCGGGTAGATAACGGTATGCCAGACGCTAAAAATCCGTTACATGTAGTTGAATTAAAGAATTTGTTATATGAAAAGAAATATCCAGGAGAATTTATCGGGGCGCTGTTAAGCAAATTGCAAGAAGATGATATTGTAAAGAATAAAGAGTCTGGCAATGTATATGTTGTACAAAAACATAATCCTGATACACAGAAACTAATGAAAAAGGATGCAAGTGACGCTGATATTGAAAAGATAAAGAGTGGGGAGAATGAAAAGGATCATACAATTTCCTTAGATAGCGATCAACAAAGTAAATTAAAAGCAAGATTTGAAGATAAAGATATCGATGATTACCCCAATACGAAATCTGGTGATATGATGAGGTTGCGCCACACAACTGCTAAAATGTTATTAATATCAACTGGAGATCCGGATGTAGAATTAAACGATAGCGAAATTAACTTTATAAATAACAATCTGGCAATTTCCCCCAGACAGCAATCCGGTCGGTATTATCTCATACAGGTTCCAGGGGTTATCCGAAATTCACAGACTTTATCAAAAGATTTAGGTGCTGGGCACATGTCTGCTAAACACGACTTGTTAAGTAATATGGAAGTGATTCAAAAAAAATATCCCAAGCTACAACTAAAATATAAAATTGGATCAATATTTAGACCACTTTCATCTGACCAGTTAAAAAATATGGTTGGGCATAAAGCCGCAGCCTTTAAGCCACAGGATAAAGGTGGTTTTAATTTAGAATCTATATCAAAACAAGTAGTAAGTAATGTTTTATCCAAACAAGTGCAACAAGCAATGAAATCATCTGGGTATAATCCAGACGAAGTAGAAATTTATAATGATAGGATTGATCCCGATAAGCCAGAAACTGGTGTAAAAGCACTGTCTCATATTACCAATTCATTGTCGAAAGGGTTGGATGATCCCAATGTAAGTGATTCTACTAAAGAATATATGAAAGCATATTTGGGGAATATAAGTAAAGTATTAAAGGCTAACATATCACCTGAAAAGAAATTAAAGGCTTTATCTAATAAATTAGGTGATAATTTTGTCGATGCCTTTGAGTCCGCTACTGGACTAAGTGAAGCAGAATCTAAAAATTTCTTAAAAGATTTTGGCGAAGTTGCAACTGCCATGCACTTAATAGCGAAAGGGCAGGAAGTTTATATCCCGACTGGAGGCTCTTTTCCGATTGCCGATCTAGTGAGAGTATCTCGATCAGGAGGAGATCCTATTAAAATTGATAGAGTATCTATCAAATCTAAATATGGCTCTGCGGCAGAAGGTGCAGCGACGTCTATTAAAGAAGTTACAAAATTGATATCTGATGGACTTCCCAGTGATGATCCTAGAAAGAGAACTATTAAAAATATGCAAAAATTGCAACAAAATTCATCGATGAAAGTCGATGTTGGAGATGATTCTGATCTTCCAGACGGAATGAAAAAATCCATCAATTCAATTCACCAAATTAATCAAGTTTCCTCGAAAGAAGAAGCAATCCAGCACATGAAAGATGCCGGATTTCCAGACAATAGTATTAAAACTGTAATGAAAAAATATGAGGGCTATGTTGATAGGTGGTCAGATCAGAAAGGCTGGAAACAGCCCGTCTTCGAAAACGGTGCTGGGATTCTTTTACAGGAATTAGCATATCGAGATTATAGCGGTAGAGAGGCACTAAAGACATTACATCAATTTGAAGAAGAATATCCAGTTACTTATGTAGTAACAAGGGTTAGTAAACAAAAGAATTTTGAAATAGAGGAGCGATCAAGAAAGCCTATTAAGGAAATGGTTGTAGAAGATAAAGGGTATCCAGAACATATAGGGATGGAAGATGGTAAATTAACGTCGATTCGATACGGGCATGGTAATTGGGGAGCAAGACCCGCTCATTAATATGAAAACACAGCTTCTCTGCACATTTTCGTTTAAGAACTATTTAGAAGATACAATATCTGATATTAAGAAATACTATGATATTGTTTTTGGGAAAATCTACGTTTTACAAAATGAGGATACTCCAAGGGAGTTAATATGTACTTATAATGTAGCTGTAGATAACGACCTAGATTACAATGTAATTTCAAATACTATTTCATTGCACCGAAAAAAACATACTAATACGTTATATACTATTAACGCGTTAAATGAAGTTATTAAAAATCTAAATAATGGTATTTTAGATACGAGTTATAGAATTCCATGGGAAAACTTTCAAAATACTGTTTTAGTAACAAATGCAGAGGGGTTACATAAAATATCAACTAGGATTTATCAGATCATTGATATAAATGAATAGCGGTAATAGAGAATAGTCGGGAGGCAAGTTATATGAAAGAATCAAAACATTACTTTTTTTATACGGTAGGGTGTGGTTGGTGTACAAGGGTTTTACCGATCATTGATAAATTAAACGAAGAGGGTCACAATATCTGGAAGCTCGATTTAGCTGAACCCGAAAACAAAGAAGTCCAGATAGAACTAAAAAGTAAATATAATATCAAATGTGGAACGCCATTATTCATTGATACGAAAACTGGTAAGCATGTTTGTGGATATCGCGAAAAGGATATTTTGTTAAAGTGGTTAAATGGAGAAGATGTCCCACCCCCACCCAAACCAAAATCACCAATGCCAAGACCACCGTTTTTTGGTTCATCGAAAAGAGAAGAGCAAAAATGGACAAAGGAATATGAAAAGTGGGCTGATGATAATAGCCATTTATCAAATCTTAAAACAGCAAAGGAATTGTTATTGATACCTCGGCCTAAATCTGCCCCACCCCAAGTTCCATACCCATCAGCTACTGAAAGTGAAGTGAATAAATGGAAAAGAAAATATACGCTATGGGTAAGAGAAAATAATCACCTAAAAAATTTATCTTCTGCGGATAGAATTATTAATCAGTTGCGTCAAACTAGGTCAAGTCAAGATACTTCTTTAATAAAGAGAGTAGAACAGATTGAACAAAAACTTGATAAATTAATGGCACATTTAGGGATAAAGTGATTAAGCCAAAACCTACAATTGATCGCCCCCCAACAGAACAGGAACTCGAAAATATAAAGCGAGTTGAAGAAATGCTTTCTGGGGAAAGAGAGCTATCATTACCACCAGCAATGCAGATGACCAGAAATATTGCAAAGGAACACTGGCGATCATTAAAACGATTTATTAAAGGGCAGCGAGTATTAATAACAGCTGAAGAAGCTCAAGGGCGCTGGGGCATATGTAAAGAGTGTCCTTTATTAATATATGATGAGACAAACCCCGATACGGGAAAAGTTGATGGGAGATGCCCAGAATGCGGCTGTTTCATGAATGTTAAAGTTCACTATGCTTCAGCTGAATGTCCGTTGAAGAAATGGTAATATGTTCCAGGGGGCGATGTGTGGTGTAAATGTCAGCATACTCTTCGTTAATTCGATATTAGGAAAGGCCTGATATGTGCACTAGGAATAATATTGAAGAAGAGAAGCGCGGTTAAAATCCGTTTATTGTCTCCCGGTTAATTAAATAAAATATAAAAAAACAGCTTGTTTGAGAAAATAAAAGCATATATATATATGAAGGGTTATATTAAAGAAATATAACACTAATAATAAACACTAATAATAAACACTAAGGAGAATACACTAATGGATATTCAAAAAATCAAAGAGCGATTAAATCAGTTACAAAAATCACAAAAATCAACAAATTCATTTTGGAAACCACTACCTGGCAAAACTCAAATTAGAATTGTTCCATATAAATTTAATAAAGATAACCCGTTTATTGAGTTATACTTTCATTATAGTATGGGTGATAACAAAACTCACATGTCACCAGTTTCATTTGGAAGACCTGACCCTATCAATGAATTTGCAGATAAATTAAAATCAGCAGGTGATAGAGATACGTGGATTCAGGGAAAACGCCTCGAACCAAAAATGAGAACATTTGTTCCTGTAGTTGTAAGGGGTAAAGAAGCTGAAGGTGTTAAATTTTGGGGATTTGGAAAAACTGTTTACCAGGAACTTCTTGGATTTATCGCTGATCCTGATTATGGAGATCTCTCAGACCCGATAACTGGTAGAGATATCGTAGTTGAACATCAAACACCAGCAGAAGCTGGAAATCAGTATGGGAAAACATTGATTAGAGTAAAGCCCAATCAAACTCCTCTTACTGAAGATACGACAGTTTTAGAGCGTGTAGCTGAAAGTCAAGTTGATATTACAGAAATCTACACAGAACCAACATATGATGAGTTAAAAGAAGTTTTAGAGAATTTCTTAAATCCAGATCAGGATGAAACCCCAACTGAATCAAATTCGGCTCCACAGAAACCGGCGACTAATACTAAAACAGTTTCTGATGTTGAGGATGCTTTTGATAAGTTGTTTAATAAATAAGTTATATTTAAAGGCACAACATGACAAAAAAAGATGATCTAGCAAGTATTATTGCTAGTGAGTTAAACAAGACCTTTAAGCACCAACAAGTTGCATATTTTCTTGATCGGGGAGAGAACTCTCCAACTGACGTTACTGATTGGGTATCAACGGGCTCGACTTTATTGGATTTAGCAATTGCTAATAAACCGTATGGTGGAGTTCCAGTTCGTAAGATTGTAGAGATGAATGGCTTAGAAGGGACTGGAAAGTCCCTTTTAGGCGCTCATGCTCTTGCTAGTACTCAAAGAAAAGGCGGTATTGCAGTTTATATTGACACAGAATCAGCAGTATCATCAGAGTTTCTTAAAGCTATCGGAGTTGATATATCAAAAATGTTATACGTTCAATTGGAAACAGTTGAAGAAATCTTTGAAGCTATTGAACGGATAATCGTAAAGATTCGCGAATCAGATCGTGATAGGATTGTTACTATTCTTGTTGATAGTGTAGCTGCAGCATCGACAAAAGTTGAAATGGAATCTGATTTTGATAAAGATGGATGGTCAACAGCTAAAGCAATTATCATTAGTAAAGCGATGAGAAAGATTACACAAATGATTGCCAGACAGGATGTAGCATTGATATTTACTCAGCAGCTACGTCAAAAGCTTGGCGTGATGTTTGGAGATCCATGGACAACATCTGGGGGTAAAGCTTTAGGATTCCATTCATCAGTTAGAATTCGTCTCAAAAATGTTGGTCAGATTAAGGATAAGAAAAATAATACGATAGGAATAAAGATTCGTGCCCAAGTTATAAAGAATAGATTGGGTCCACCACTCCGTTCAGCTGAATTTTCATTATATTTTGATACAGGCATTGACGATTACGGTAGCTGGCTAAAAGTAATGAAAGATCACGGTTTAGTAAAGCAAGGTGGAGCTTGGTATACTTTAGTTGATCATAACGGAACGGAATTAAAATTTCAATCGAAGGATTGGGCAGAAAAATTAGAAGATGTAGAATTGAAAAAACATGTCTATGATTTATTATGCGAAAAGGTTATATTAAAATATCAATCCAGCAAGTTAGGGATTGATGATGTTGTAGAGACAGATAAAGTAGTTGATGATTAAAGATTCTGAAAAATATGCAGCGATAATTAATGAAATAGAGAAAGAGCATTCCATCGATGGTACGAAACTTGACATAAATAGTCGAGTACTTATCATCGATGGGCTCAATACCTTCATTCGTTCTTTTAGTGCTAGCCCCGCCGTCAATGATGATGGTATTCATGTAGGTGGTATAATTGGTTTTTTGAAATCAATTAGATATGCGATTTCGAGAATAAAGCCAACCAGATGCATTATTGTTTTTGACGGTAAGGGCGGTACAAAACAGAGAAAGAAGATCTTTCCGGAATATAAGGAAGGAAGGAAAGTTAAAAGAAATTTGAATCGTAACGTTGATTGGGGCTTAGCACCAAAAAATGAAGATGATTCAATGAAGTTACAATTAGGAAGATTAATTCAGTATCTTGAACAGCTTCCATTAACATTAATTTCTATTGATGGGACTGAAGCTGATGATGTAATTGCATATATTACTGAACAGGTTTTACCTGATAATAAAGCGTTTATAATGAGCACAGATCAGGATTTTCTTCAGCTCGCAAGTAAAAGAGTTTCTATATGGAGCCCAACAAAAAAGATTACATATGATAGGCAGAGAATTTTCGATGAGTTTGGAATTTATCCGGAAAATTTTCTAACATATAAAATTTTATGTGGAGATAAATCTGATAATATTGATGGTATTAAAGGAGCTGGGCTGAAATCAATTAGAAAATTTATAGAACCAATTACATCTGAAAATAAATTTGATATAACAGACTTAATAGAATATGTTAATAGGTCAGAGAGTAAAATTAAATTGATAACAAACATAAGAGATAATGTTTTTTTGCTGAAACGTAACTATTTATTAATGCAGTTAGCGAATGTAGATTTAAGCAACCACCATAAGTTATATATTCAAGAAGCTATTAGGAGAGAAATTCCGCAGCTGATTAAATATAAATTTTCAACAGTTTTTATACAGGATAAATTATGGAGCCATATTCCTAATATGGAATCGTGGATAACAGAATTTATTAGGTTAGATAGATATAGAGTAGTAAATGACAATTAATAAAATTTCACAATTTGGTAGAAGTTTTCAAATTAAAAGTATAGTATGTTTTATGACCAAAAATGGTTTCATTGACCAGATTATTGATATATTAGATGAAACTCATTATGATGGCGACGCGCTACAGTGGATTGTAAAGCAATGTAAAAGTTATTTTATTGAATATAAGGCATCCATAACATTAGATGCTTTTAAGGTAAAAGTAAATGAAGTTCATAGTGACATTTTGAGAACAACAATAATTGAAACTCTAAAGGAAGTATATCAGCATTTAGAAGCGCCAGATTTAGAGTTCGTTCAGGATAGAACATTAGATTTTTTCAAAAACCAATCATTGAAAAATGCAATCGTACAGTCAGTTGATATTTTAGAGAGTGGAGAGGATTTTGAAAAGATTAAAAGGTTGATTGATGAAGCAATGCGCGCTGGAATGGAACGTGATATCGGACACAAATATTTACAAATGATTGATTTGAGATATGAGGAAATGGCACGGTCAACTATAGAAACATCATGGGATGTAATTAATGATTTAACACAAGGAGGACTGGGAGCAGGCGAGTTAGGTGTTATCGTTAGTCCCGCTGGAACAGGAAAAAGTTGGGTGCTCGCGGCAATCGGAGCAGCTGCTGTAAAGAGCGGGAAAACAGTTGTTCATTATACACTTGAATTGAATGAAGCATATGTTGGACTCCGTTATGATAGTATATTTACTAATATTGCTAATCAGAACTTAAAATATCATAAAGAGGAAGTAAAAGAAAAGATAGAAGATCTTCCAGGCAAATTAATCATTAAGTATTATCCAACTAAATCAGCATCAGTACATACAATTTCAGCTCAATTACAGCGCATTAAAATGTTGGAGGGTAATGTCGATTTGGTTATAATTGATTATGCTGATATTTTACGAGATGTACAGTCTGCAAAGGAAGTTAGGCATCAATTGGGTAATATCTACGAAGATTTAAGGGGGCTGGCTGGAGAATTTGAAGTTCCCACTTGGACCGCATGTTTCCATGGGAATACGATAATTAGTAGCCCAAACGGTAAATTTAAGATTAAAGATATGGTAGGCAAATCCGGATTTCCTGTATTTTCGTATGATCACAGTAAAGGTAAAATGGTATGCAAAACTGTTAAATCTGTTTATAAATCCGGTGAAAATAGAGAGTTGTGGAGAGTTGTGTTGGATAACGACAAGGAAGTTATTACTACCCCAAATCATAAGTTTATGTTAAGAAATGGTAAGTATAGAGAATTGTGGGAACTGGAAGTTGGTGATTCACTTATGCCATTTAATAGAAAAATGAAAGATAATAGAAAACAAATTTACTTAAATAATGGTTCATGGCAACCGCAATATAGAATGGTTGGAGAATGGAAATATGGTGAAATACCAAAATACCACCAAATACATCACAGAGATATGAATAAATTTAATGATCATTCCGATAATCTTGAATTATTAACTATATCTGAACATTATAAAATTCATGGTAGGGAAAGTAAAGAAATATCTGGTAAAGGCAATATTGCGCAAAAGGTGGCTTATAATAATAAGAAAGAAAGAGCTATAGAATTATATATCGATAACATGAGCTGGTTTGATTTTAGAAATATTATATTAAATGAAATGAAATATAATGAAGATAACTTATACGGATTATATAAAAAATTAACTGGGATCAAAATTTCAAGAGAAGAATATAAAAAATTATATAATCATAAAATAAAATCAATTGAATTTTATGGATATGATGATGTATATAATATGGAAGTGGGAGATTTACATAATTATGCACTGGATGCTGGGATAGTCGTAAAAAATTCACAAGCAAACAGATCGAGCTTGGATGAAGACGTTATCGAGGCTCAGAAAATCGCAGAGAGTTATACAAAAATCATGACGGCTGATTTTGTTATGTCGTTATCAAGAAAAGTAGAAGACAAAATAGCAAATACTGGAAGATTCCATGTTATCAAAAATCGTTTTGGACCTGACGGCATAACATTTCCAGCAAAGGTAAATGCCAATACAGGTAAAATTGAAATATATGAAAGTACATCAGTTGGGGGAAAAGAACAACAACAGAAAATTCAAAATAGGGACAATTTAACAAGAAAAATGTTATCAAGTAGATATACAGATTTGATGGAAAATTAAACGAGGAATATATTATGTTACAAACAGATTTTAGTAAAGAGATTATGTTATCTCGATATGCATATCCTGGAGAAACGACTTGGGGAGAAATAGTTGAGAGAGTAGCATCTCATGTATCAAAGGTAGAATTGAACGGTGAGGTTATTAAATGGAAAGATGAATTTTATAATATTATTCAGCCAGGAGACTTTATCCCTGGAGGTCGAATATTATATGGCTCTGGCCGAAGAAATGGTAGTTTATTGAATTGTTTTGTACTTGGTGTCGATGATAACAGACATTCAATTGCTAAACTATCTTATGATATGTATCTTATATCAGTTTCTGGAGGCGGTCTAGGAGTAAGTTATTCAAAAATACGACCTAAAGGTGATCCAATTCAAAATATCGATGGTGCAGCACCGGGAGTTATTTCTGAAATTAAGAAGATTGATGCGATTGGAGAGCAAGTCAGGAGTGGTGGTGGTCGAAGAACAGCCTTATTAGCATTACTATCTATCGAGCACCCAGATGTTCTGGAGTTTATTAACGTTAAGACAAATCTAAACGAATTGAATAATCATAATATATCCATTGCTGTTACAAAGAAATTTGTGGGAGCTGTAAAGAAAAATAAGCCGTGGAAATTCTACTTTGGAAATAAAGAATATAAATTGTGGGAGTTTAAAAGAACAAACCCTGATGGGCGTAGAAAAGAAGAAAATATTATAGTTCCGGGTGTAACGAGAGAAAAAGCAGAGATTACCGCTAATACATTTTACAAACAGCACTTTGATGATACATTTGAATTCATTAATGAAAAGGAATTAATGGCAAAAGATTTATGGCATAGCATTATCTCGAATAATCTTAAATCTGGTGAGCCTGGATTTATATTCATTGATAATATTGAAGAAAATTTCAATGCGAATTATTTTGAGAGTTTTGTTAGTACAAATCCCTGCGGCGAAATTACCCTTCCCCAATATGGCTCCTGCTGTCTCGGATCAATTAATGTAGCTAATTTCTATAACGAAAAGAAAAACGATGTAGATTGGTCACGGCTTGCAAAGACAATTCATGTTGCAGTTAGATTTCTTGATAATGTATTAACAGTTAATCATTATCCAATCCCTGAAACAAATGATTCAGCAACAAAAAGTAGAAGAATTGGATTAGGAATAATGGGCTTGCATTATCTTTTAATAAAGCTAGGAATGAAATATGGGAAAAAGAAATCGTTAGAATTTATTGAACGGTTTTTTGCAACAATTAGAAACGAGTCATATGATGCATCTATTGAGCTAGCAAAAGAAAAAGGACCCTTCTCAGAATTTGATAGAGATGAATTTTTGAGACAACCATTCGTTAAAAGATTACCAACAAGATTAATTCGTAAAATTAAGAAATACGGAATTCGTGGGGCATCCCTAAATACCATACCACCAACAGGGTGCCTAATTCCCTCCACCACAATTCAAACTGATAGCGGTACTCTATCATTAGAACAAATATTTTCTCGTAATAACATAAGCTTACAGGACTATGAAAAATCATATAATAAATGGTTTATTCCTTTTGACGATATAAAGGTAGAAACAACGGCTGGACTGAAAGGAATTACTAAATTATACATTAATGGAATAGCCAAAACAAAAAAAATTATTTTAGACAGTGGAGATGAAATTGAGGGAACGGATAATCATAAAGTATTAGTTTTAGATGATGGAAAAGTCACCTGGAGAAGATTAGATAAATTGAAAAAAAATGACAAAATTTTGACTAAAAAATAATTTTTCTTATATTTATTGGGGACTTTTGGCACGCTAATCCTAATAAATATAATAGCGATGATATACATCCAATTATCCATGAAACATCAAAAGATATATGGAATAGGGATGAAAAAAGAATACATCAAATACAATCACAAGCTGATATTTCAGACATATTAATAATATGGCAAGCTGATATAGAAAATAATAAAGAACAGGTTTTACAAAAATGTTTAGAATATTTAGGAGAATGATATGAATATAGATTTATCACAATATAATGTGAGCGAAGTAAACGATATACAAACTACCGAAAAATTTACGGTAGATATTGAGGTAGAAGATAACCATCAATATATTTTGGAAAATGGGATAGTATCTCATAATACAACAAGCATGATTGTGGGAACATCGTCGGGTATTGAGCCGATATTCGCTCCAGTATATCGTAGAAAATATAGGAAGGAAAATACAACTCACGAGGAAATAGTAATGGATCCACTATTTGCAGAATACGTTGCATCTGGAAGAGGTTATAAATCTATCGTCGGTGCATATGATGTTTCACCAGAAGAACATTTAGCAGTCCAAATGGCAGCACAGGAGTACGTGGATAATAGCATTTCAAAAACAATTAATCTTCCAAAAGAATTTACATCAGGGGAATTAGAAGATTTGTTACTAGATTACGCGGATCATCTGAAAGGTGTAACAGTATATCAGGAAGAGAGCCGTGGGGAGGAACCCTTACAGCGGATTGACATAACAGAATTTGATGGGAAAGAATTCATGGAAATAGCAAATAAATATGTTGTAAATATTGAATGTGAAGGTGGAAGTTGTGAAATTTAAGTTGTTTCATATAGAAAAACGTTTGTATATTATAGTTGATAAGTAATGAAGGTTATGAAAATTGTACCAGAATATTTACTGTAGAAGAAATAAGGGATTTATTGATGTCCATCTTTGGGATGATCAAACTGGTTATTCTAATTTTGCTATCAAAAACTATGCTTATATTAAGTCTCCTACGGGAGTCTATAGATCCTTATATGGCGATAAACTGAAAAAAACAACTTATTGGACATTAGAAGATAACGAAGACGGCCTTGTATTTGAAAGTGATGTCAACCCAGAGACTAAAATTTTGATTGATAAATATAGCAATTCAGATGATATATCTATTGGCCATCGAGAAATGTTTTTTGATATTGAAGTGGATTCTTCTGATGGATTTCCTGAATGGAAACATGCTGATAAAGAAATTACGTCAATTGCACTTTACGATAAAGTAATGAATCAATATTGTGTTTTTGTCAAATCATATGAGATGAAAGGTTATGTAAGGGATAATGTTGAAGTAGAAGTATTTGAAAGCGAGGTTGAATTACTGCAAAGGTTTTACCAGAAATATTTAGAAATTAATCCCACAATTTTGTCTGGATGGAATGCAGACGGGTTTGATATTCCATATTTATATAATAGAACTATATCAGTTTTGGGATATGAAATAGCCAATTCGTTATCTCCTATAGGAACTGTAATATACAATGAAAGATTAAGTAAATACAAAATTGCTGGTGTGTCAATGTTAGATTATTTAGCGCTATATAAACGATTTACTTTTAGGCAACAATCTTCATATAGGTTAGATTATATAGGAGAAGTTGAAGTAGGAGCAAAGAAAGTTAGTTTTGAGGGTAGTTTAAATGATTTATATGAAAATGATATAGAAAAATTTGTAGAGTATAATTTAAGAGATGTTGAGATATTAGTTAAATTAGATGAAAAATTAGACTTTATTAATTTAGCCAGGGGTGTATGCCATTTAGGTCACGTTCCATATGATGATGTATTTTTTCCAAGCAGGTATATTGAAGGTGCAATGCTTGTTTATATGAAAAAACTTGGCGTTATTGCTCCTAACAAAAAACTTCGCAATATAAATTTTGATAACGATGATTACAAGAAATATACTGGGGCATTCGTTAAAGAACCGTCTTTAGGAAAGCATGATTGGGTATATGATTTAGACTTAACATCAATGTACCCATCGATTATTATGTCATTAAATATTTCACCCGAAACTAAGGCAGGGAAAATAGAAAATTGGGATGCTGAAAAATTTCTTAACGAAAACAGTGAAAAGGAATATACATTTAAGTATGCTAACGGAAATCTTGAAACGTATACTAAAGCAGTTTTAATTGATATGCTCAAGAAAGATATTTCAATTGCAGCGAATGGTGTTATTTATAGGAAAGATAAGCGGGGCTTAATTCCCTCAATTTTAGAAACATGGTTTGATCAGCGCAAGGAATACAGGCAACTAGCAAAAAAATATGCTGAAGAAAAGAATGATAGTAAATTTGAATATTTTAACAGAAGACAATATATTCAAAAAGTTATGCTTAATACAGTATATGGAACCTTAGGACTTCCCATTTTCAGATTTTACGATAGGGATAACGCTGAAGGGATTACTACAACAGGTCAGCAGTTAATTATGTTCTCACAGAAAATGACTAATTACTTTTATAATAAAGAGTTAAGGGGGGGCTCTAGTGTCGATGTTATCCATAATCAAGAAGATTATGTATTATACATCGACACGTGAAGCGGATTCACTATTTGTTTCTGCATTACCACTAGTGAAACATAGATTTCCTGATATTAATTTAGACAATGATAAAGATATCACTAAAAGAGTTCTTGACATCACAGCTGAAGTTCAAGATTTTTTAAATAGTTCATATGACTATTATGCTCAGCGATTTTTGCATATTAACGGAAAGCATAGATTTAATATTAAACAGGAAGTGGTTTCTAAAAGTATATTTCTACTTGCCAAAAAAAGATATGGTCAGTGGATTATAAATGATAATGGTCATAAGTGTGATAAATTAGATATTAAGGGGTTAGATATTATCAGAAGCACAACACCACCGGCATTTCAGGTTATAATGAAACGAATATTAAAAGATATTTTGGTGGGTATAGATAAACAGGAGATCGATAAAGACATTTCTAAGTTTAAGAAAAGTATTAGAGATGTTCCTATTAATGATATAGTAAATGTAACTGGTGTAAAGGGCCTTGAAAAATATTCAATAAAGGGGAATAATGAGTTTACTTCCTTGAAAAGGGGCGCACCTATTCATGTAAAGGCTGCAATTCGGTATAATGATTTATTGAAGTATTTTAAAGTAGCTAATAGGCATGAAAGTATTAGAAATAAGGACAAGATTAAGTGGGTATATTTGAAACAAAACCCGCTTAACATAGACGCAATAGCGTTTACGGGGTATAACGACCCAAAGGAAATTATAGATTTCATTGGTGAATATATTGATTACTCAAAAATATTCGCGAGGGGATTAGAAAGAAAAGTTAAAACGTTTTACGATGCTCTTGGCTGGCAATCTATGGTGGATAGTCATACAAGCATTGAAAGATTTTTTGGCTAATTAACATAGGAGAAGTAGAAAATGATAATTAGAAAGCAATATAAAACAGAGGGAGCTCATATAGTTAGAAATTGTAGTTCCGATCGATGTAAATATTCGATTCATGGTCATAGCAGCATAATCGAGGTATTTCTAACATCAAATAAATTAGATAATGGTCAAATGATTTATGATTTTGGATTAATGAAAGGAACAATCAAAGATTTTATTGATAGTTTTGATCATTCAATTTCCATTTGGAGTAAAGATCATATTCAATATAAAAAAGCAATGAGAGACCAAAGCGCGCGCTGGGTCGAAATGCCAATGTCCCCGAGTGCTGAGGTGTATTCATTGATGTTCTTATTCGTCATTGATAAGATTTTGAAAAATACTAAATTTAATAACGGTGAGGGTAAAGTAAAAGTATCATCTGTTCGATATCACGAAACGGCGACAGGGTATGCAGAAGCTTTTCAAAAAGATTTAAAATGGTTTAAATATGACTTACAGGATATTAAATTTAGCTCCGAGATTAGAAAGGAGTGGGGCAATCTAAAAATGTGGGATGAGCTTATTTCAAAAAAGAAGTGGGAAAATCCTGCAGTCAGACAGCAAATAAAGGCGAAATAAATGAATATAGATTATAGCAAAACAATACCTGTTGGGGAAATATATCCTTGTGTTCAGGGTGAGGGAAAATATGTTGGTATTCCACATCTCCTTATTAGATTCACAGGATGCAGATTAAGATGTCAGTTTTCCGGTGGTTCGTTCTGTGATACGCCATTTGCGTCATGGAAACCGGAAAAGGGAAAGATTACATATAATGATATTCTTCGGATGTATAAGAAATATCCACAAATTAGTTATACCATGATCTCAGGTGGAGCTCCCACCCTATATCCAGAAGCTCTTCAAACTTTATGCCTTATCGGAAAGAGTTTTGGGCATGTGATTACTATTGAGACAGAGGGTAGTGAGTTTGTTGAAACTGAGGCTGATCTAATTTCATTATCTCCAAAACTATCAAATTCTATACCACAGCCAGGAACTTGGATGGAATATGCGAATAGAGAAGTTACGGAAAAGGATAGAGAGCAGCATGAGAAGTGGAGATGTAATTATGGTGCAATGGAAATGCTGATTAAACATCATCCAGATTATCAATTTAAGCCAGTAATATCTTCAGAAGATGATTTAGAAGAAATACAGGATTTGCAGAATAAATTAGGAATACCTAATAATAATGTTTGGTTAATGCCAGAAGGATTAATTGAGGGGCAATTAACTGAAAGAAGAAAATGGGTATTGGAATTATGTATCGAGCATGGATATAATTTTTCAGATAGGTTACAAGTCGTAACTTATGGAGATAAACGAGGAGTGTAAGATGGATATAGCATTTATACCAACAATTTATACATTACCCACTGATAGTACCAGATATCATATGACATTAACTCATTTAGTTTTGAAATATGATTATTATGCTGAATTTTACAAAAAGAAAAGTGATGATGGTGATTTTGTAATTCTTGATAATTCGTTAATTGAACTTGGTGGTAGTGTTGATATCGAAACAGTTCAAAAAGCAGCTGAACTTATCAACCCAACAGAAATTGTTTTACCAGATGTCTTTAGAGATAAGGATGGTACAATTAAAGCAGTTGATAAAGCATTGAAAAGTTTGGAGGGGATTGATTATCCATATCAACTTCAAGCAGTATGTCACGGAAGTACACCAGAACAATGGATTAGTTGTTGGGAAACACTAAATACATACAATGAATTAGATTGCATTGCTATACCAAAAGTAACAACAACAATATTCGAAGAAGGCAGGCCAGAAGCTGTAAGGTATGCGTTGAGTAGAAATGTTGCTGAAAAAGAAATTCATTTACTTGGTGTATGGGAAGATATGAAAGAGTTGCAGGAATATACACGCCAGGAAAAGGAAATGATTAGAGGAGTTGATACAAGTATAGTAATTCATAGTACAATTGAGGGTAGTGAGTATTTTAAGGGAAATACGAAAAAACCTAATTATAAAATTAATTTGGAAAAAGATTATGAGATTGATTTTGATCTTCTCAATGATAATAAAATGTGGTCGATAATGGTAGCGCGTTCAGCGCAGTGGGAATTTTCGACATGAGGGTGGCATTCACGGGAGCTCAGGGAACAGGGAAAACAACTTTATTAAAAGCACTGAAAGAGAAATTTCCTGAATATGCAATGCATGATGAGATTGTTAGAAATCTAAATAAAAGATACCCCATGGGAATTAGTAGAGAGGGAACTGATTATACTCAAGCAATGATTTCAAATGAACATCTTAATTTAGCGGCATATTCATTTTACAATGAACATAATGCTTTTTTTGATAGATGTATTGTTGATTCGCATTCATTTGCCATTGATATGTATGATCGAATGTTTATTTCAGAGAATGCTATATTATATAGTAAACATATATTTGATACTATTTTTCAGTATTTTCCATATGATTTGATCATATACATTCCACCTACAATTAAGTTAGTGGAGGATGGAGTTAGGGATACTGATATTGAATATCAACAGACTATTGATAAGATTATGAAAAATCAGTTAGAAGAAATAGATAAATCACGGGTATGTATACATACATTAAGAGCATTATCTGTGAAACACAGAATCGAAGTAGTAGAGTTTTTGATAAATGACTACGTTAATTGGACACAAACAAACAATAATTAATCACAGGAGAAAAGAAAAAATATGGATAAAATAAAATCAAATTCTAATATATTTAGAACAGAAGAAGAAAAGAAAAAAATGATTGAAAATGCTACAACACATTTCGGGGAATTCCTTGGTAGCATGGGGTTTGACTGGAAAAATGACCCGAATATGGAAGGAACTCCATTTAGGGTAGCAAAGATGTACGTCAATGAACTGTGTGAAGGTAACTTTTGTAAACCACCTAAAATAACTACATTTGATAATGTAGATCAATATGGCGGCATGGTATTTCAGGGTAATATTACAGTACAGTCGATATGTAGCCATCACTTGGTTCCATTTACTGGATTTGCTCATATTGCTTATATTCCAAAAAAAGCTGGGAAAATTATCGGGTTGTCAAAAATGAATAGGATCGTTGAATATTATACTCGAAGACCACAAGTTCAAGAAAATTTGACGGAACAAGTTCATGCTCATTTAGAAAAAGTAATTGGGGATAATCTCGGCGTTGCTGTTATGATTGAAGCGACACACCTTTGCGCTAAAATTAGGGGCGTAAAGCATAGCAGTGGAGTTATGAAAACATCAAAGTTGTCAGGAGTATTTTTGAATCCAGCTGATCATCCAGAAGGTAAAGATTCAAGGCAAGAATTTTACGACTTCGTTAAAACTATGAACAGAGAGGTAGCGTAATGATTAAGCAGAGCGTTTTAAGTTTAAGTGGCGGCATGGATAGTTCGACTTTATTGCTTCGCATGTTAGCAGATGGATATAAAGTAACTGCAATAAGTTTTGATTACGATCAAAAGCATAAAGTTGAATTAGAAAGAGCTAAGCAATTAGTTGATTATATTAATTGGAAGGAAAATCAAATAGCAGGGGATGGTCCAAGACCACCGTTTTGGCCTGTTGAACATCATGTAATTAGGTTAGAGGGGCTATCTGGGCTATTACATTCAACTTTAGTAACGGGAGGAGAGGAAGTTCCGGAAGGTCATTATGAAGAAGAGAACATGAAAGCTACCGTAGTTCCCAATCGCAATAAAATATTTGCATCGATTATACAAGCTGCAGCTTTGTCAATTGCTGATAAGACTAATGAGGACGTAATGATTGGCTTGGGAATTCATAGTGGAGATCACTGTTTTAGTAAAGATACAAACATATTAACCCCTACAGGATTAAAAACAGTGGAAATGTTAGATACTGGTGATCAGATATACTCCTATAATTTAGAAACAAATAAATGGGAATTAGATACAGTTACACAAATTGTGAGAAAGAATGTTGTTGATAGTATAAATAAGATTACAACTTATGCTGGGGATATTAAATTAACTGATGAGCATAAAATATATAGATTAAAATTAAATGATTTTCACCCTGTTTATGGGTATAGTAAATCTATTGAAAAAGTAAAAGTGCGAGACCTTACAGAAGATGACCTTATAATACAACCAACAGGTATTCAAGGAATCGATGTTAAGATAGATAAAATAGATTTGTCTCCAATTGCGAGAAAAATTCTGGAAAAATATAAGAACGGTTTAACTTTCAATGACGATGGCGAGTTCATTTGGTTAGGTGGAAAATCAGAAAAATATAAAAGTAGAAAGATTCCAAGACAGATAGATGCGAAATCATTCGTTAATATTTTAGCTTGGTATATAGCAGAAGGCTGGTCACAGAAAACCCCCTATGAAGTTATTAATAATTTAAGCAGATATTCAGCTCAATTTTGTCAATCATTAAAAGCTAATTTAGAAAAAGTTGAACTTATTGAACAAACTTTGCGTGATGGTCAAATACCTGTAAAGCGTGAATTTTCGAAAACACTACACAATAAAATTCCTAAAGAAGTTACATTTTACATTTCTAATATTATGAGTATTTTTATGAAAGAGTGCGGGTCACATCCCCAAATAAAACATATTCCTGGCTGGCTTATGGGGATACTCATTCAAAATAATGAACTGCGAGAGGAATTTTTATACACTATAGGATTAGCTGACGGGTTCAACACTGAAACCCTTTATAGAGGATTTTGCTCTACATCTGAAAAGCTGATTGAGCAGGTAATTATTTTACTGCAACTATCAGGTTACCATTTTACAAAGCAGAGTAAGAATACTAAAACGCAATACATTACCTATTCCAAACTTGGTCAAAAAGCTGCATTAATCAGTCTAGGTCATGCAAAATTTACTAAAGTTCGAACGATTAATAAGATACCTTATGGTGACCACGTTTATGATATTACAGTTGAAAATAATCATAATTTTAGTGCTGGTGAATATGGATCAATATTGATATCCAATTCAATTTACCCTGACTGTAGACAAGATTTTAGAGATGCCGATTATGAAGCATTCAGGAAAGGAAATTGGAATGCGGATAAGGTTAAATATTTCACTCCTTATTTAGATACGGATAAGCTTGGAATTCTTAAAGATGGAGAAAAGTGCATTAGTGTGCTAGGGTTAGATTTCAATGAAGTATATAAGCGCACTATTACATCATACAAGCCAACAAATGAAGGGTATAGCGATTTTAAAAGTGCTTCTAGCGTAGAACGGATCGAAGCATTTATAAATCTAGGCAAGCCAGACCCAATTCAGTATGGAGATGGTTATGGAAGAGTTGATTGGAATATAGTAAAAGTTTATGTAAAACGATTATTGGAGACTCATAATGTTCATAAATCCTAAAGTAGCAGTAGAAAATGGCTGGATTAAGAATATCAATGAGGACTGGATACAGCCAAATGCCATTGATATTTCAGCAGATAAATTATTTAAAATGGATATACTTAGTCCATTTTATATAGGAGATAATGAAAAAAATCATAGAGATCGAGACGAAGTCGCAGAAGATGCTAGTGATATCTGGACTCTGGATATAGGTGTTTATGATTTTGTTAGTAATGTATATGTTGATATGCCCGAAAATACAGTTGGGTGGGTTAGAGTTCGCAGTACATTTAATCGTAATGGTATAAACGTAGGATCTGGATTTTACGACAGTGGATATAAAGGTCCTATTTGTGGGACGCTGTATGTTAACGGAATATCACAAATAAAGCAAGGAACGCCCGTCGGACAATTTATATTTGCTCATAGCGATAGTGAAGGATTCTATGCGGGGGGATATAATGTCAATGAAGGTGAACTTCCAAATCACATAAAGTAGGTAAGTATTATGGTAAGAAAAAAAAGTCCATTGGAAAAACGCTTCGGGAAAAGAGGCAAGAAAGGCGATGATGGTGAAAAATGGCTTTTCAAAATATTAAATGAAAGTAAACAATTTGATGAGGTCAAGGATTTTACTAAAGAATATAAGATGCAGGAGCTCGGAATTGATGGCTCAGTTTTCAAGAAGAGTTGGTATAAACCCTATTACTTTGATTGTAAGCATAATTTAATTAAAGAAGGTAAAACGTATAAGTTATGCTTTGAGATGACCAGATGGGGCAGTGGTAAGCCAGGTTGGTTCTACACCTCTAATTCTGACCGTATTTATCATGTAAGTGTTAAACACAAAACATCAATATTTTACGATTTAAAACAGATGAGGAAGAGAATCAGAGAGCAACTAGATTTAGGTAATATTAAAATAATTCATAAGAAGAAAAAAGAATCGTTATTAATAATCAAACATAACGATCCGGCATTTAAAGATCTATTAAGGTTTCAATATTAAGGAGAAAATATGAATAAAACAAAGATAGAGAGATTTATTCAAAAATATAATTTAGGCGGCAATGTAGAAAAAGTAATTTGGAATGCATTTGAAAATAAACTTTCAACGTCGTTTATTACACCTGATAAATCTCTATTAGGAAAAGTTTCCGTCGATGAGTTTTCATTTGAAGATGCTAAGTTGGGGGTCTATTCGACAAATCAGTTACAGAGAATGTTGGCAATTATGAGTGATAACATTGAAGCTGTATTAAATAAAACAAATAATACAGCTATTTCATTAGGAATAACAGACAATAATATTGCGATTAGTTTTATGCTAGCAAATTTAGCAGTAATTGAAAAGCCACCCAAACATGCTAAATGGCCATCATTCGATACAGTGATGAGTATTGATAATAATTTTATTAATAATTTTATCAGAGGTAAAGCAGCTCTACCAGATACCAATACTTTTACATTACTTGATCGAAATGACGATGCAATAGATGTAGTTATTGGATATTCATCTGTAAATACAAATCGCATTACGATTCCTATAGAAGTAAAGGAAAAATTTCTATTTGAGGAAATCTCCTTTGATGCTAATCTATTTAAGGAAATTCTGCTTGCAAACAGAGAATGCCCTTCTGGTAAATTTGAAGTATCTGATAAGGGATTAGCTCATTTAGTTTTTGAAATTGATGGCTTTAAAGCTGAATATTACTTAACTTCAACGCAGGATATAGATTAGCATATGGAAGAAAGAAATCATTATATTTTTGCTGAGAAGTATCGACCAAAAACATTAGATACCTATATTGGAAACGATCATCTAAAAGAAAAGGTAAGTCGATACATTCAATCTGGTGATATACCACATTTATTATTTTACGGGGTAGCAGGAACAGGGAAAACAACGTTAGCAAAAATAATCGTTAATAGTATTGAATGTGATCATATTTATATTAATGCGAGTGACGAAAGAAATATTGATAATGTTAGAGTTAAAATAAAGAATTTTGCCTCCTCTGTTGGGTTTAAGCCACTTAAAGTTATTGTTTTGGACGAGGCGGATTATCAAACGCCAGTAGCGATGGCGGCATTGAGGAATTTAATGGAAACATTTTCAAAGCATACAAGATTTATTTTAACATGTAATTACGTCGAGAGAATTATAGATCCAATTCAATCACGCTGCCAAACGTATAAGATTGTACCCCCATCAAAGCGAGATGTTGCTCTACATTTAAAGGGAATATTAGAGACAGAAAATATTGAATTTGATTTAGATGATATCGCAGTTATTATTAATTCAAGTTATCCTGATATTAGACAGATAATTAATTCGACTCAGCGACAGGTAATAGATAATAAATTATCACTTGATGTTAATTCGATAATTCAGAATAATTATAAGTTAAAATTAATAGAATTGTTAGGAAAGAAAAATTCATTTAATGAAATACGGCAATTAATAGCAGATAATTCAGTAAGTGATTATTCAGAGCTTTATAGATTACTTTACGATGAAGTAAATACATTCGCAAATGATAGAGTAGCAGAATGTATTTTAGCGATTGCTGAAGGACAATATAGAGAAACACAATCAGTTGATCATGAAATCTGTTTCATGAGCACAATTATTAACATATTAGATATAATGGAGAAATAATATGAACCAACAACCAAATTTAAAAGAACAAATTGATTTATCAAAAACAACACCTATATCATGTGATAAATGTGGCGGAAAAACATTTGAACAGTCATTGTTGTTACGTAAAATGTCTGCAATTGTTTCACCAAACGGCCATGAAATAATTATACCAGTTCAGGTATTTAAATGCGCGTCATGCGGACATGTGAATACAGAATTTGTTGATAGTGAATTAGCATTGTAATATAATGCCGATCTACGAATATCGTTGCCCAACATGCGGCCGTGGGATAGAAGTGCTTCAGAAAATAAATGATCCTGCGCCTTTATGCCCAACATGTAAATGGAATCCGTATAAATCAGGGGATGAAGAAACTATGGTGAAAATAGTAAGTAGAGTATCAAAAGCACAGTTTAAGGGCCCTGGATTCTACGAAACGGACTATAAAGATAAATGAATATATTTGAATGGGCTAATCAGATTTTCTATTACAAAAGAGATTGGAATACTTTCGACGAAAAAGAAAAGAAAGCATTTCAGCCTTATATGATAAATCGTATACTTTCTATGAATAGAGACTATATTCAGATTGTAAATTACTTTCAAAAGTATTCTGTTGGATTACTTAGCTCAAGAGAAGTTTATAAATGGTATTGCGATATTATTCCAAAAAAGAAACAGTGGAATAAATATATTAAGAGTAAACAACAAAAAAACTATGAACCGTGGCTAATTGATATTATTAGAGAATACTATAAGATTAATTCAAAAGAAAGCATTACTTATTTAAGTTTATTATTTCAAACGAGAGAGGGAAAGATAGAATTAAAGAAAATTTTAGAAGCATATGGAACAGAAACGAAAAAAATTAGGAAGTTAAAATTATGAACAGAATATCATATTCACAGTACTCAAAATGGGCTTCATGTCCCTATAGCTGGAAGTTAAAATATATAGACGATCTTTCAGAGTTTGAGCATAATATTTATTTAATTTTTGGATCAGCTACTCATACTGTAATACAAAAATATCTTGAGGTTATGTATAGCGAATCAATAAGAAAAGCAGATGAGTTAAATCTTTCAGAGATGTTACAGGGGGAATTAATTAATGAGTTTAAGAAAGCAGAGAAGTCTGATAATAAAGCTCCATGTACTAAAAAAGAATTATACGATTTTTTTGATGATGGAATAAAGATACTTGACTATTTCAAGAAACATAGAGGAGAATATTTTCCTAAACAGGGGTGGGAATTATTGGGATGCGAAATTCCTCTATCAGTTGATCTAGAAAGAAAAATAACATTTGTTGGATATATTGATGTGGCAATTAAACATAAACCAACAAATCGAGTAAAGATTATTGATATTAAAACATCTACTATGGGATGGAATAAATATCAGAAAAAGGATAAAGTTAAAACGTCTCAACTATTATTATATAAACACTTTTTCGCAAAACAGCAAAATCATCCTATTGAAAATATTGATGTAGAATATTTCATTGTAAAACGTAAGTTATGGGAAAACGCCGCCTTTCCTCAAAAACAAATTCAAACATTTTCTCCAGCAAATGGAAAGGTTAGTATTAATAAAGTTACTAAAGAATTGGATAATTTCATAAATACTTCATTCGATGAAAATGGAAATTATATAAGTGAGCAAAATGCTACACCAAGCAAAAAAAATTGTAAATGGTGTGAATTTAGAAAGACTAAATATTGTAAGCTGGGAGTTTAAAATGATTGCGAAGAGAGCCGTTGGATTAATACTAGATGATATAATAGAAAGTAGAGATTTTGAAAAAAAAGCCTTGGAAAAGTTAGAAAATATTCGTAAATTTAAAGAGGGTAATTTCAGTACTACGTTCTTTCATTTTAACGTGAAGGAAAATGAAATTAAGAAATTTATTAAAAGAAATACAGATAAATTGTTTGATATAAACATAGAAATAACAAAGCAATATAATAAACATGTTTATTTTTTGATAGATTCCCTCGAGAGGAATCAAATTAACAATTTTCGATATTTATATAATGGAGATATAGTGGATGGATTGAATGAATATACAACACTAATTCACTATATTAGAAATAAACCAAATAGGAGAGGAATAAAGTAACATGAAAATAGGAATTGTTGGAAGTCGACGTTGGACTAATAGAAAGAAAATAAAGGATTTCATTTTTGAGCTGAAAAAGAAATTCGGAGGAGATTTAGTAATCGTTAGTGGAGGATGTCGAAATGGGGCTGATCATTTTGCAAAGAAATATGCGTTGGAGTTTGATGTAAAATATGAAGAGTATCCTCCATTTCATGAGACGCATAATATGTATTGTAAGCTACCAAAAAAACTTTATGATAGGCCATATCATGTTTCAAATTATTTTGCACGTAATAAACTAATCGCAAAGAATTCAGGAACGATTGTGGCCTTCATTCCAGAGGGTATGACATCAAATGGTTCAATGAGCACAATTAACTATGCTGAGAAATTCGGAAAAGAAACTTTAATTATTTCATAATTTTTTCATTGTTTTTTCTATTCGTATATATTTATATATAAATAATGATATATAACGGAGATAGAATTATGAAAGAAACAAAACTAACATCAGTGAAAATACTAGAAAAATTATATCAGAATTTCAAAGTTGCAGTCGTTAATTCATCAATGACTCTACAGAAATTAGCAAATAGATCAGTTTTTCTTTATTTGAATGATAGAGAATATAGAGAAAGGCTCGATGTTGAAGATACATTAGCCAATGTCAGCGGCAGTAAATATTAATAATAATAAATAACAGAAAAGGTTATAATAAGTTATGAACGAAAATAAACCAGAAAATCCATATGATAGATTCGTTGAGAGCGTCGGAGAAACAACTGTATTGTTGTTATTCCTTTCGTTCGGAAGCGGGATGATAGTAGGAATGATGTTACTGTCATTTTTGAGGTATTTGGGGTGGTAAAGAAAAGGAAACTAAATTTATCGAGGTAAAATCTACATGGACATATACTACAAATGAAGATATAATTGAAGAAAAATGTTTAGCTTGTGTTAAAGCAGGCTATAAGATAGATGTATGGATTATAGATAAGCCTACTAAAACTATAATTAAGGAATTCAAATATGAGTAGAAATATAGGAGAAAGCGATGGTCGTTTGGCACAGAAGCGTAAAATACTTTTGTTGTCAGACGACCTTTAGCTCAGAATGAGATCTGGCGTTGCGACTGTTTCAAAGGAAATAGTTATGAATACAATTCACCATTATGACTGGATGCAGATCGCTGGAGCAGTTAAGCATCCTAATGAAGGACAGATTATTGATATGTCTCAAGCCACACAAGAATTAACAGGTGTAAAAGACGCATATCTTAAATTATATCCTGTAAGTGGTTATGGTAATCCTGATATATTACGACAGATTATTAATATTGAAAAGCCAGATGTCATCATGATGTTTACTGATCCTAGATTTTGGGGATGGTTATTTCAGATGGAACGGGAAATTAGAACAAAAATTCCAGTGTCATATTTAGCCCTATGGGACGACCTTCCAGATCCGATGTGGGATGGTGCAAATTATGCTAGCTGTGATTTGATTATGTCGATATCAAAGCAATCATATGGTATTCACAATCGAATTCTAAGTAATTTTGGAGTCGATGTTGTTGAGCTAGATTTTAAGGAGATCGAATGAAGACACTTACAAGTTATGTTCCGCATGGAATTAGTTCAAAGAGATTCTTTAAAATTAATAAGAACAGTTCTGAATTTCAGCAGTTTGAACGAAAATATAATTTATCAAAATACGATTTTAAATTATTATATCTGAATAGAAATATTCGTAGAAAAGTACCAGGTGATGTCATCATGGCTTATAAACACTTTATTGAGCAGCTACCAAAAGATGAACAGAAAAAATGTGTATTGATATTTCATACAGCTCCTGTTGATAATAATGGAACTGATTTACGAGCTGTGTGTAAAGCTATTATTCCTGACCAGAATGTTATATTTACATATGATATATCAGGATCATTTGATGATAAGGAAATGAATTTCTTGTATAATTCAGTTGATATTTATATTAATCTAGCTTCAAATGAGGGATTCGGGCTAGGAAGCTGTGAAGCATTAACAGTTGGAACACCGATTATTGTAAATGTTACAGGTGGACTTCAAGATCAATGTGGTTTCAAAAAAGAAGATGGATCATGTTTAGCAGCACATGATTACATTAAGCTTGGAACGAATCATCATGGAAAATATACAGAGCACGGTGAATGGGTTAAGCCTGTATATCCCGTAAGTGTTAGTTTAGCTGGAAGTCCTCAAACACCATATATCTTTGATGACAGATGCAGTTGGAAAGATGCTGGAGCGGCTATCAAAAAATGGTATGATGTCGGGGCTGAAGAACGAGAACGTTGTGGTGAATTGGGACGAAAGTTTGTTCGTGGAGAGGAATCGATGATGTCAGCAAAACATATGGCTGATAAATTTATTAATGCAATTGATACTTTATTGGAAACGTGGGAGCCGAGAGAGCGATATGATTTATTTGATATTAACGATGTTGAATTGAAAACAACAACGACAATGATAGATGGAGAGGAACCTGAATGAGAACTATTTTAGTATTTTTCAAAATATATTAGTATATTTTTATATTTTCTGATATTTATATATGAAAGCCAAGGAAACAAAAATGAATAAAAACAAATCAATTTTAATAGACGAAAAAACGCACAAGAAAATGAAAATTTTCTGTGCTGAGAGATCTCTAAAAATGAAAGATTGGCTAAAGCAGATAATATTGGAAAAAATTAAGGAAAATGTTAATGAAAGGAGCTGAGCGAGATTGGATAAACAAAAATACTGTTCACGGGATTGTTTTTTAAAATCCTGCCGAGAACAAAGAAAGTGTGAATGGTGTGGAGATATATTTGAAATTTTAAAATCTAGAACCATGAGATGCTGTTCTCAAAGTTGTAGTCAAAATTTACAAAATAAAATTGCATATACAAGATATGAATCAATTCGGCGAGCAAAACAATGTAAATATTGTCAAGAAGAATTTATTGTTGTTAATTGGAATAAGGATAGGCAGTTTTGTTCAAAAAAATGCAAAACTCTGTCAAGTAGGGTATCTAAAATATCAAAATACTGTGAAATTTGTAATAAAGAATTTTCCGGGAAACCCTACCAAATGACAAGTAAAAGAAAATTCTGTTCAGTAAAATGCTTAAATATTCATAGAAGTAATTTGGCCGGAAAAAATAGAAAATATACACAGACAAAACCGGAATTATATTTTATGGGATTGTTAGATAAAAATAATATTGAATATGAATTTCAGTATCGGGTTAAATGGAAACGTGGCTGGAAAAAGTTTTATGATTTTTATATACCGGGCAAACATTTGTTAGTAGAGATCGATGGTATTTATTGGCACGGAAAAAATAAAATGGATGGTGAGTTAAATAATCAACAAACAAAAACAAGGCAGAATGATATTATTAAAAATGAATTAGCTAAAAAAAGAGGATATAATTTAATGAGAGTTTGGGAAGATGAGATTAGGAACTTTAACATGGAAGAATTGAAATAATGAGCATAAACAAAAAGACATTGCTTTTAACTGGCCCACTAAATACGCAATCAGGATACGGTCATCATGCTAGATCAATATTTTGGGCATTATATAATCCAGTGAAATACGATATAAAGGTTATTGATGTTCGATGGGGCGATACACCACGAAATTTTTTGAAAGCCGATATTCCAGAACACAAAATACTACTTGATGCGATATTAACTGACCAAACTTTAAATCAGCAGCCAGATATTTATATCGATTGTCGTATCCCCAATGAATTTCAAACTTTTGGTAAATATAATGTCGGTATAACTGCGGGAATTGAGACAGACGCAGTATCCGCTAAATGGATTGATAGCTGTAACAAAATGGATTTAGTTATTGTTCCATCGGAACATTCAAAAACTGGATTTGTTAGTCCAATATATGATAAATATCAAAATATGCCTGATGGACAACAGCAAAAAGTTGGAGAGCTTAAACTTGAAAAGCCAATGGAAGTCGTGTTTGAAGGAAGTGATGAGAATATTTATAAGCCGTTGAAATTTGATGAGCTTGATGATAAACTAAAGAAAATAATAAATGATTTAGTTCCAGAAAAATTTGCATTTCTTTTTGTTGGACAGTGGACGAAAGGTGGATATGGTGAGGATAGAAAAGATATTGGAAAATTAATAAAGGTCTTTTACGAAACATTTGCAAGTCAAAAGAAACAACCTGCTTTGATTCTGAAAACGAGTGGGGCAACATTATCAATATCCGATCAACAGGAAGTTATCAAAAAAATCAAAAATATCAAAGAACAATTTCCTTATGGCTGGAGTCTTCCAAACGTTTATTTGCTTCATGGTGATTTAACGGACGAGGAAATGAATTCGCTTTATAATCATCCAAAAATAAAGGCAATGGTATCATTTACTCACGGCGAGGGGTTTGGACGACCATTTCTCGAAGCAGCAATGACTGGACTTCCAATTATTGCATCTGGATGGAGTGGACAAGTTGATTTTCTTGATGAGAGATATACACAGTTTATTTCGGGAGATCTTCAACAAGTACCAAAGTCAGCTATATGGGAAGATGTAATTATTCCTGAAAGCAAGTGGTTTGTTATTAACGATCATGAAGCATATAAAGCTTTAACACATGCATTTGAACATCCAAACGAAATAAAGGAAAAGGCTAAAGCTCAAATGAGAAAAGTTCGATCAAAATATACTCAACAAAAAATGGATGAGCTTTTAAATGAAATTATCGATAAATATACAGAACATATTGCATCAGCTGTTGCATTGAAACTACCTAAGCTCAAAAAGATAGATGATAATAAACCAAATATTCCGAAAATCAAATTACCCAGACTAGAGAAAATAACATAGGAAATATAATATGAAAACTCAAACAAAAATAATATTAGGATTTATATTAGGGATACTAATAGGACATCTCTTTACACCAGTACTTACAGCGTATGGTCATCAATTAGGTACTAGATGGAATCCAATGTATGTTAAGATTGTAAAATGAAAATAATATCAAACTGTCAACTTTGTAATCAGCATGCATTACATGTTATTGAAACAGAGGAAACAACTTTATATCAATGCTTACACTGCGGCTATGCGTCGAGTGATAAATTTATTGGTGCTAAAGAATTGAACCCTGAATATCAAAAATTAACTGACGAAATGAAATCATGGGCTGTAGAAACTGATAATCAGGTATGGATCCCGGGAATTATAACTTTACCTGAAGGAATGGTACATCCATTTAACGACGGTAATAAGTTAAAATGGAAGTACGCGAAAATGATTGATATTCCAGAAGAAGAACAAAAAAATTATCCATTACCAGATGGCTCAGGATATTATACACAACAATATGATGTCGAAAATGCAGAGCTATATGATAACTTCTACGATTGTTTAGCAGCATTGAATGAACAAGCAAAGAGAGATATTAATGGCAAAAACGATTAATCATCAGGCTAAAATAATACACAGAACAAAAATTGTACTAAAGCCAAGAACACTTAAACCAGGTTCATTAGTTGAATTTACATATACAGAGGGAGCAGGAAAACTTCGCCCATTAGTTTTAGTATTGGCAAACGGATACTATGACAAGAAAGTAAATAGCGAAAAAACAATTTTGATACACGGCATCAATTTTAATTATTTACCAGAAAGTGTTATTAACAGACTAAAAGATAAAATCGAAAAGCGACCTATTTTAGGAAAACAAATATATTTTACTAAACAAGAAAGAGACGAAAAGGGTAGATTTATTATTGAAGGAAATCGATATACTAGATTGGAGCTTCCAACATTACAGGAATCTACAAAAGAAAATGCTCCATTATCCATTGCTCAAACAAGAATTATGATACAGACTTTATATTCATCAGTAATTGAAAAGGTAGCAAAAAAGCATAATTGCTATCGAACATATGATGTTCAAGAAATTAGAAATATTAAGGGGGTTTTATATAAATTTGATTAATCATGCTTAGTATTTCATATAGCATACTTACACATAACGAAACAGATTCGTTACAGAGACTTTTAGACTTTATTCTTAAATATAAAGATGAAGAGGATGAAATTGTTATTCTCGATGATTATTCTGATAATGAGAGAACAAAAGAAATATTAGATGTTTATCCCTCAATATATGAAATAAAATTTGAGCAGCGATATCTTTTTAAGGACTTTGCCGGTCAGAAAAATTATTTAAGAAAAATGTGTGAAAAGGACTATATCTTTAACTTAGATGCTGATGAAATACCCAAATTACACTTAATTAGAAATTTAAAGAGTATTTTAGAAAAAAATCCTGATATAGATGTATTTCGAATCCCTCGAATAAATACTGTTGAGGGAATAACATCAGAACATATTGAAAAATGGGGCTGGAATATTGGGAAACTAGAATCAATGACGCGATCAGAGATTTTAGATACTAATTCAGATGAATATAAATTATTAAAAAAACATGGGCTAATTATTGAAGAAAAAGATATTTAATTTATATTTATGTATAGAATAGCAAGGAAGGATTTGTATAAATGACCAACAAAAGAAAGTGCCCTAAATGTTTAATTGATATTGAATATAAGTCAAAATATGATATGCTTCGTGCGGATAGAAAAAAAGCCCTGTGCAGAAAATGCTGTAAATTAGGGAGAAAGAGAAAATACCTAAAAGATTATGTATGGGAAAGAACATGCCCTGATTGTGATAAAGTAATTAAATATAAGTCAAAATTTGGATATAATGAAGCCATTAAAAAAAACAGAAAGTGCGTTAAATGCGGATGCGGGCATTTCAGGGGGCAGACTAAAGAGACAAATAGAACTTTGAAAGAAAAAGCTGAAAAGCTGTCACAAACAATGAAAGAGCACCGAAAAAATAATCCCCCATGGAATAAAGGTCTTACAAAAGAGACGAGCGACATAATAGCAGAAATGGCAAAAAATCATAAGGGGTTTAAACATACGGAAGAGACTAAAGAAATTATAAGGCAAGCTTCAATAAAGCATTGGAAAGATGAAAGTTATAGAGAAAAAGTTATTGCAAATGCAACAATTGGTATTAGAAAATCGTATGCTGGGGGGAAGAGAAAACGCCCAATAAATAAGGATACAAAACCGGAATTAGCAGTTGAAGCAGTACTTAAAGAGATGAAGATTAAGTATGTAAAGCAATATCCAATATATTCATCCTATCCGAGAACGAGAACAACAGTTAGATTTTATGATTTTTATTTATCAAAATATAATAAAATAATCGAAGTTCATGGAGACTACTGGCATGCTAATCCAAATAAATACCCCGACGAATCTAAATTAACAGATGTACAGCGACAAACTATATACAATGATTCGGATAAAATTAAAAGAGCCTTAGATGAAAATAAGCGAGTATATGTTATTTGGGAAGAAGATACTAAAAATGAGGAGGTGTTATATGAAAAAATTAGTAAAATTTTACATTCCACTGATCAATTGGCCCTATGATTATCAATCAAGGATACATAAAAACAGGCCCAATATTAGATGGGAGGGAGCAGTACATGAAACTCTAACTGGATATAATATTTTTTCTCATTTCCCAGCAGAGGAAGATTATTGTATTGTTCATCCAAAGAAGATTGATAAGCAAGAACAACAAAATGAATTTTATGAGACGATAATATGAAAATAATAGTAACAGGTGGTGCTGGATTTATTGGTACTAATTTAATAAAAAGATTGCTAACAGATAATCATAGAGTAGTATCATTGGATAACTATAGTACAGGTAAAAAAGAAAATGAACAAGAAGGATGTCGATATTTTGATGTTGATATTACTAAAGTTAAAGATTATTCATTTTTTATGGATAAAGCCAATGTAATATTTCATTTAGCTGCCTTAGCGAGAATACAACCCTCATTACAAAATCCAATAGAAACAATAGAAAATAATGTTAACGGTACATTAAATATATTAGAGTATGCCCGTGTAAATAATATAAAAGTTGTATATGCAGGCTCAAGTTCATTTCATCATGGGCTGTATAAAAGTCCCTATGCATGGTCAAAATATGGAGGAGAGGAATTATGTAAATTGTATAGTGAAGTGTATGGATTGAGCACTGTTATATGTAGATTTTACAATGTATATGGTCCAAATCAATTAGAAGATGGGGATTATGCAACTGTATTAGGAATTTTTGAAAAGCAATATAGAAATCAAGGAGATTTAACAATAACTGGTGACGGAGAACAAAGAAGAGATTTTACTCACGTTGATGACATTGTTAGGGCCTTAGTAAAATGTTCTGATAAAACTTTTAATGCCGATATATTTGAGTTAGGAAGCGGTGTAAATTATTCTATTAATGAAATTGCTGATATGTTTGGTGGGGAAAAGAAATATATTGCTGTAAGAAGGGGCGAATATGATAGAACGTTGTGTGATTATTCCAAAGCTCAGTTAAAGTTAAATTGGAAACCCCAAAAAAATATAAAAGATTATATTAAGTTGATTATTAATGATTAAAGTTAAAATTCAAAATCCAACAAAGGGTAGAAATGAGCCAACATTTAGACCATTCTTTTTTATAAAAGATATGTTAAAAAATTATAGTATAGATATTACAGATTCAGATGATTATGATTTTTTATTTGTTGGTATGAATGATTTTATCAATAAAAAAATATCATTAAATGATAGTATAAATTGGGGGCTTGAAAACTTATCAAAAATAACGGGTGATTATTTTTTATTTGATGGTTCAGATTCAACATCTTTAATGGGAGCCTATGAAGTATTTGAACAGAGTGATGCCATTTATTTATTTAAGAATCAAAAACTAAAAAATAGAGAAGACTATAAAAAACCAACAGCATTTAATAAGTGGTTTTTTGGTGAAGGGAGTGATTTAGATTTAGGATATGATATTTCAGTAGAGCAGTGGAATAGAATAAAGCTATCAGGGTTTAATCTCGGGTATTTATTACCTCAATATAAAAATACACAGCAGATTAAACAAGATAAACAAAATGACATTTGCGCTATATTTCAAGCAGAACATAAATACAATGAAGATCATGGCGTAAGAAACGATTTGCTGTATACAGAACATAGAAAAGAATTATGGACTAAGCTCCAACCATTAAAGAGTAAATACAAAATGCTTACAGATAAATTGCCTTATGAAACTTACATTCGAAATTTATGGGATTCGAAAATATCTCTTTCACCTTTTGGAATGGGGGAGTTATGTTTTAGAGACTTCGAATCTATGCAATTTGGGACAATTATTTTGAAGCCAAATCAAGATGCTGTAAATACAATACCGAATATTTTTATTGATGGTGAAACTTATATTGGATGTAAACATGATTGGTCAGATATAGAAGAAAAAATTGAATATGTAATGAGTAATTTTAATGAATTGAACCAAGAACTTAATAATAATATTAGAAAAAAGTTTTTAGGGGCATATACTTATGAAAATTTATGTATGTATTGGTATGAAATGTTTAGCAGGTTAGAGGAAAAAATTACGAATGGTTAAAATATATTCAAAAATAAACATAAATAAATTATTACATATTGTAGTTCGTAAAGAAGACGTTACTTTCGGAAGAACAGAGGTTGTTCCCGAAGAGCATTTTATTCAGTGTGCATTACTTAATATGGAAAAGGGTAAAACATTTAACCCACATAAACATATATGGAAATCAGGAGAAAAGTCATGTATAGCACAGGAAAGCTGGGTTGTTGTACAAGGGAAAGTTAAGTGTATATTTTTCGATATGGACGATACTATTATACAAGAATTAATTTTGGGCCCAGGCGATGCTAGTTTTACATTAGAGGGCGGTCATACATATGAGATTTTACGGGACAAAACAATTGTCTATGAATATAAAACAGGACCTTATAAAGGACAAGAAAACGATAAGGAGTTCATAAATGATTAAAATTAATATGGGATGCGGCCAAAGAAATTTTGGCAAAGACTGGATTCATATCGATGGAGGTAGCTACCCCCATTTAGACTTTAAAAATATATTCAGCCTACCATATAAAAATAATTCAGTTGATTTAATATATGCTTCACATCTTATCGAATATTTTGATAGAAAAGAAGTTAAGAGTGTATTGAAAGAATGGATTCGAACTTTAAGGCCTGGCGGAATTTTGAGATTAGCAGTTCCTGACTTTGAAGCGATAACGAAGTTATATAATTCGCAAAACGAAAACAAACGATTATATCCTTTAGAAACTTTTTTAGGTCCTTTATACGGTAAAATATTAATGAATGATGAGATTATATTTCATAAGACAGTTTATGATTTTGAAAGTTTAAAATCTTTATTAGAAGAATTAGGCATGAAAAATATCGAAGAGTACGATTGGAGAGAAACAGAACATTCAGAATTTGATGATCATTCTCAAGCATATATTCCTCACATGGACAAAGAAAATGGAACATTAATAAGTTTAAACGTAGAAGGAGTAAAATGATACTTTGGTTTACTGGACAACCTGGTAGTGGTAAAACTACTTTGGCTAAAATTTTAATTGATAAATTACACAATTCTAAACATGTGCATATAGATGGAGATGATATAAGACGAGTGTTGGACAATAAAGATTATTCGGAAAAGGGTCGTAAAGATAATATTCAATTCGCTATTAATATGGCAAAGGTAATGGAGTCTAAAGGTTATTTAGTTATAGTATCTTTAGTTTCACCTTATCGTGATTTGAGAATCGGAGAAATATTTTATCTTCATTCAGCACGAAAGCTGAGGAAAGGTTATCATGTTGATAACTTTGAACCACCTTTAAAGGATTTTACGGAAATAAATACAGATAAACCAATAGAGGAGTGTATAAATGAAATACTCAATGTTTGTGGGTAGATGGCAACCATGGCACAAGGGACACCAGTGGTTGATTGAACAACGATTGAAACTTGGTAAGAATGTTTTGATTTGTATTCGTGATATGATGCCAGATAAAAACAATCCATATACTTCAGAAGAAGTGTATAATATTATTAGTAAAGAATTAGAAGATTATATAAGGGTGGGACAAATAAAGGTTATGGTAATACCTGACATTGAATCAGTAAATTATGGTCGTGGAGTTGGGTATGAAATCATTGAACATCAGCCACCTGAAGATATAAAAAAGATATCAGCAACAGAGATAAGATCAGAAAAAATGAGTAACTTATCATGATATCAGTTAACCATAAATTTGTATTCATTCATATAAATAAAACAGCTGGCACGAGTATAGAGAATGCTTTAAAGGTTTACGGTCATAAAAAAATCAGCAATCCATCAACTGATATTAAATTTCAACATACCCAACATTTTAATCATGAAGAATATAAACTACACTTGGGTGAAGAATATAAAAATCATTATAAATTCACTGTAGTGAGGAATCCATGGGATAGAGTAGTGTCTTATTATCATAGCGGTGCCATCACAAACAATTTATCTTTTGGTGATTGGGTTGTCGATCGATACAAAAATAATAATTTTTTAGATCATTTAAGGATGTATCAGCCTTGTACAGCATGGTTTGACTTGAATGATGTAGATTATATTCTTAAATTTGAAAATCTTTCGGAAGATTTTGAAAAAATATGTGAAATATTAAATTTAGAATGTGAATTGGGATTTCATAACGTAAATAAAAATAGAAATAAATATCAAGATTATTATGATGATGATACAAGAATAATAATTGAAAATTTTTTTAAGAGTGATATAAATAAATTTAATTATAAATTTTAGGAGAAAAAATTATGGCAGAAATAATAAAAAAACATAATCAAGGTAGACTATGGGAAATATCAGAACCTGGTTCATCAAATTTTGTGGAAGATAAATCTTTAGTTTCTGATATTTTAGATAAGTATAGAGATAATTTTCCTATGGTGTATGGTGTTCCTAGGAGTGGTTCAACATTAATTCGTAATATTTTAAATACTATATTTGATGGAAATATTGAAGTACAAAAACATTATTTTTTTAAAACTAATAATAAGGTTATTGTAGCTTATAGAGATTTCAGAGATAGCACGGCTTCTAACTGGAGAATAAATAAGGCTGGATTTGATAAAGAAGAAGATAAAAAAGTTGTAGGTTTTGATGAAATGTTAGATTCGGCTAATAGAATAAAGAGACAAGTTCATGATAATTTAAATCAATTTAAAGAATATTATAGTGATGAAGCTCTGTTTATGTGTTATGAACAATATCATGAAGATTTTGATTTTTTATTGGACAAGTTAGAAAAATTTCTTGATATTAAGATTAAGCCTAAATTAAGAGAATTTATTAATAAAACATGGAATAAAAAAAGAATAAAACGCGTTTACAGTGATTCACTAGAAGCTTTTATGGGATATGATAAAGCTACTGAAATCCACGGTCAACACATATACAAGGGAGCTGTTGGGACATGGAAGGAATTTTTAGTAGAAGAAGATCATTGTAAAATGAATGAATTTTTTAAAGATGAACTGAAACATTGGGAATATACCAAATGAGTTTTAAAGCTATTACAGATTTTGAAACCAAAATAGCAGAATATTTTAATTCACCTTATGCTGTTGCTGTAGATTGTTGTACACATGGAATAGAATTGTGTTTAAGACAGCAAAATATTAAATCAATTACAGTTCCTAAAAGAACTTATTTATCAGTTCCATTTTTAGCACAAAAACTTGGTATTGAATTAAGATGGAAGGATGACAAATGGAAAGACTTTTATTGGATAGAAGACACTAATATCATTGATGCAGCTGTATTGTGGAAAGAAAATAGTTATATATCTGGAACTTTTATGTGTTTGAGTTTTCAGTTTCAAAAACATTTAAGTTTAGGTAGAGGTGGAATGATATTAACTGATAATAAAGAAACTGTACTTGAACTTAAAAAAATGACTTATGATGGTAGATTGCCAGATGTTCCTTGGAGAAAGCAAAACATAAATACAATAGGGTACCATTATTACATGACACCAGAAACAGCTATGTTAGGGTTAAAGAAATTACCAGATGCTATTAAAACTAAACCAAGACAGTGGGTTGTGACGGATTGGCCCGATTTAACAAAAATGGAAGTCTTTAAATGAAAGCGATAGTTTTAAGTTGTGACAGATATCATCCCATGGCAAATCATATGGTGTTGAGCTATCAAAGTTTATGGCCCTCAAATAAATTTAAATTTTTAATTCCTTGGAATGATAAATTTCCAAATTCTATGAAAACTGATTTTAACGAAAAAGTAGATTTGATAAAAACACCCGTTGAATTTAAAAAAACTATAAGTGGTTTATTGGATGGAATTCCTGATCATGAGTGGATATTTTGGTGCACTGATGATACATATCTTGCAAAAATTAACGAAGAGGAAGCAAATAAAACTCACGAATTTGTTGAAAGTATTGACGATTCTGATATAATTGGAGTTACATTTGGTTATATACGACAAGTACCGCAAAATGTTGATATGAGTAATAGTATTACTTATGAAAATTTAAAATATGTTAAACGAACTTATTTAACAAATCAATG